CAGTCGCTTAATAAGACTCGCTGGAATGGTATTCAGAAGAAACTGGTAAATTACTTTGGTGGAGATGCACGAGCAATCAAGATTAATCAGATTTATCGTGTTCCTTATACTTGGTGGCGTAAGTGCTGGGAGAAAAAGGCTCCTTATTACTCTACTATTCTAAAAGGTTCGTCTGGTCAAACAGTTAATGTTAAGGATTTGATTGAAGCATTAACTGGTCAACCAGCAACGGTAACTATTGTTCCAAATGCAACAAGTGATGCTTGGTTTGAGCAGTGGAGTAAAACATACAAGAAGTCTGATATTACCGGAATTCCTGTAACAGTTGATGCTGCTCAAAAGATTTTGAATGAACTAAATAATCAGAAGCCTGTTTACACTAATAGTAGTGCTGATTATTGTGGTCAAAAGAACTCTATGAGTAGTGCTTGGGCGTCTTATAACCAGACTCCAAATAGTTACAACGAGGATCTTTCAAAGGCTTACAACAGCAAGTATGAGAAGTCTTATGGTGATCCGTCGCCAGTGCTTCCTTCTCACGCTGGTGACAGCGGTTTAGATTTGAGTGAGTCCCAGGCCAAACTCTTAAAAACGGTGGTCGAGTACCTCAATCAAGCGTCTACAGCGTTGTATTTCAGCAACAACCGATTCCTTTCTGGTGCTGCCCGTGATCTGGCAAACCAGATTAGTGATCAATTTTGTATTGGTTAATGGATTCTGTGTCAGGGGGATTGGGTCAACCATCCCCTTTTGACACGACCATATTGGAATAAATTATTATAGTTTTAACTCAAAACAGTATACCTTATGCATGAGCCTTACGATGATGATATTCCTTACGATCCTTATAAATTTTATTTTCAGTTTGATACTGAATGGATAGGAAAGTATATTGATGAGATAGTCAAGAAGTTGTCAGAGTCAGGCTATGACTATAAAATAACTAATATAGAAGGATTTCCATACAAATCGTTACCTGTGAGTAGTTGGTTCTCCAGTACAGCGGGGGATAAAAACTCCCTGTACTTGGGGAACAACTATTGGAATGAAGGAGTATGGAAAAAGAAACATTTCATAACCAATAAATTACAGAGCGAATATGTCAATCATTTACAATCTAATGCTGAACATTTTCTACGTCAGCCTAAATATTATCAAGGACTTTACGAAATACTTAACTAGGAAATATTATGAGTTCTACGAATGATGAATGGTTTATTGTTAATAATTTAGATGATTTTATTAATGCTACTAGAGCATTAGTATTTAATAACTTTGGCCAACAACAAGTTGACGAAGAAATGGATCCGATAAATTTGAGCGTTCATCCAGATGATGTAAATGAGATTGATTCAATTTTATCTTTTGATGAATCTAAATTAATTACTCTTGATAGACTCAAAAAACAAAAAAATAAACAAACAAAAAAAGTTAGATATATGCTAAATGATTCTCTTTATATGGAGATAATATCTGCACTTAATGATAGAATGGTTAGCAATATACTTAATGGTCTTGTATCCAAAGGATTGGTTGAAAGCGCATACGATAGCGATGCTAATGATTTTATCTTTTGGGTAAAAAAAGAAAATGAAAAACCAGAAACCGATTGAAGTGGATGTTTCTTTAAAATATACCTGTCCCAATATTAAATGTAATATTAGTCATTGGCTATTTCTCAGAGAAGCCAAGACAAAAAACTTTAAAGTGGTGTGCGACTGCGGCACTTCCTTCAAACCAAAACGCATAAAAAATATAAAAGTAGTTTACGATAAAGCTAATACTTCAACAAATAAGGTTGACAAGGAGCTAAATTCTGGTAAACTATCAGATTCTGATCTAATACTAAATCGTGCTATAGGCATAATGCAATCACTAGGATACTCGGAAAAAGAATCAAAGTCTTATGTAAATGCAGTTTATGTACTTAACAAGTATTATGATCCTAAAATTTTGGTAAAAACCGCTATTTCTAACATTGGAGTAAATAATGAATAAGAACCTAAGACCTTCAACTTTTGATCAAGTAGTGGGGCAAGCATCCGTAGTAAATCGTTTACGCATCACTGTGGCGGGCTGTAAAGTTTCTAATGGTGTGATGCCTCACGTTTTAATAGACGGCCCACCGGGGCTAGGAAAGACCACCATAGCGAGTGCTATAGCCAACGAAATGGGTGTTAATCTGTATACTGCCAACGCTGCTAGTATACGAAGTGTTAAAAATATTATGCCCTATATTATGGGTGTTGCACCAAGATCGATACTGTTTATTGATGAAATCCATAGATTACCAAAAATTGTTGAAGAATTTTTATATCCAGTAATGGAAGATTTTGTTCTGAATATAACCGTAAAAGACGATGAAGAAGATAAGGATAAGCCAGAAACAATAGATCTTCCTATGTTTACTATTGTGGGTGCAACTACTAGTGGTGGAACATTAAGTCAACCATTTTATGATAGATTTACTATTAAGGAGCACTTATCATTTTATTCTAATGAAGAACTAGCTAAACTAGCCAGGTTGAATTGTGAAAAAATGGGCATAGTCATAAGCGATCCAGACCTTTTGGAAATTGCAAAAAGAAGCAAAGGAACTCCACGAATTCTAAATGCTAGACTCTTGTGGTACAAAAATTATAAGTTGTGCAATAATGACTCTTCTGTTGAGGATATATTTGATGCTCAGGGTATAGATGAAAACGGTTTTGATATGTATGATAGGATGTATTTGAATACGCTACAAAAATCAAAGGGTAATCCTTTAGGATTAAAAAGTATTTCATCAATCACTGGTATAGCAATAGATACGATAGAGAATAGCATAGAGCCATTTTTGGCACGAAAAGGCTACATAATCAGAACTCAAAAGGGAAGAGTGCTTGGTCAGATGTAGTTGGCGATGTATCTATATTCTTTTTGTTATAGATTATCCAATCTAATATAAAAGATAGACCGTATTAAAGGGGCTGAAAGGCCCCTTTTTTATTTCCCGTGCGGTGTAATTCCTTCCAGGAGACTCTCATGGTAGATAACAATATTGTATTAGCTATTTTGATATTATTAAATGTAGTATTTTTTATATTAGGTTATGTTATTGGAAAAACTAATAGTCAGCAAATTTATGGGACCTTTTTAAATAAACAAGAATCATTTTTTGAAAAGAATAAAACAAAAAATAATATTGTAAAGATTGACGAAACTAAATATGTCTCTCATATAAGTACGGAAGGATTGGAGAAAAAATACGATAATTTAGGCGAGACAACAGTATCAAAAAATGATACTATAACATCTATTAATAAACTTAAAAATTTAAAAGGGTAATATTATGGCCAAAGGTTTAGATGTGGGTACTAGTTATATAGTGTTATCTCAAGAGATAAATGATAACAATATTAAATTTAAAGATTTTAGAGATGCTTTCTATATAATAAAACCAACGACACCAGTTGCTATTAAAATGATAGAAAAAGGTCTTGCTGGAAAAGTCTTCATCAAAGATAATGATGGATCTTTTATTATTCTAGGAAAAGACGCAATAGAAAAAGCAATCGAAAGAAATGATAATGCAAAAAGACCAATGAGTAAGGGGGTTGTATCCTCTAAAGAGAAAGACGCAAAAAGAGTACTAGCATTTATATTAAAAGAGGTAGTCGGGCAATCTTCTGGACCCAATGAAAAATTAGTTTTCTGTATTCCTGCACAACCAGTAGATCAAGAAGATGAAGATTTTGATGTTGGATATCATGAAGATGTAGTTAAGAGTATTTTAAGAGAATGTGGATATGATGCTCGTGCAATTAATGAAGCAGAGGCTCTATGCTATGCAGAATTAGCCGACGATGATTATACTGGAATAGGGGTAAGTTGTGGTGCAGGAATGACAAACGTTTGTGTGATGTTGAACGGTGAACCAACTGTGGTGTTTAGTACAACCAAGTCCGGGGATTGGATAGATCGCATGAGTGCGGTTGCCACAGGAGAAAAAGATAGTATTGTTCAAGCAGAAAAAGAAGGTGGAGATTTTATTATTGGAGAGCATACTGATAACATAGTATTGTCTGCTGTTTCTTCATATTATGAAAGACTAATAGATTATACTACAAAACAACTAGCATTAGCATTATCAAATCATAAATCTTTACCGAAATTTAAGAATCCTTTAACCATAGTGGTTGCTGGCGGAACATCACAGGCTAAAGGATATATAGAACAATTTTCTAAAAAAATTATTGAAAACGAGTTTCCTCTTCCAATTAAAGTAGTCAAACACGCTTCCGACCCCTTGCACTCGGTAAGCAAAGGATGCTTAATAGCTGCGAAAGTTTTATGATATGCAAGATAAATCGGATTTTAAAATAAATTTTGATTTATTGAATGATAGTAATAATTTTATACTAGCAGAAAATACTATATCAGATACAGTAAATAATGATAAAATTGAGTCGGACTGTTCGACATGTCAAGAAAAGTCTACGCCAACAGCAACAAGAACACCTCGACCAACAACGCCTCCAACAAAAACGCCAACCAAGACTGCTACTCCTACGCGAACACGTACTCATACCCCAACGCCAACTCGTACAACTGTAATTCCTCCAAATAACGAGACGCTAACGCCAACACCAACAAACACGCTAACTCCTACTCCTACACGAACAACCAATGCAACGCTAACTCCAACACCCACAATCACGATAAGTCCAACACGAACAATTAATGGAACAGTAACACCTACACCCACAGAAAGTTTAACTCCTACTCAGACAAGAACGAGTAATAATACTCAAACGCCAACTCCAACTGAAAGTTTAACGCCAACACCCACGGAGACGCTAACTCCAACACCTACAGAGACGCTAACACCAACACCTACAGAGACGCTAACACCAACACCTACACTTACTGAGGGTTTAACACCAACACCCACTCCTACCGAAACGCTAACTCCAACTCCTACGGAAACGCTAACTCCAACTCCTACGGAAACGCTAACTCCAACTCCTACGGAAACGCTAACTCCAACTCCTACTGAAACGCTAACTCCAACTCCTACGGAAACGCTAACTCCAACTCCTACGGAAACGCTAACTCCAACTCCTACGGAAACGCTAACTCCAACTCCTACGGAAACGCTAACTCCAACTCCTACAGAAACGTTGACTACTAAAATTTGTGTTACTGGATCAATAACTTCAGAATGTTTTGCTCAAGGAGAAAGGTCATTTGTAATAAGGGTATTAAATAGCTGTAATTGTCCAGATAGTTTAGAATATTCTGTTGATGGAATAACATGGAATCCAGCAGCTTTTTCTATTGGCTCCGATCCAATAGATTTTAGTGATCCTAATTTTTCAGATTGTATTATCACGACAGTAGTAGTAGTACCACCATTAACAACACAAGTGTGCTTTAGATTATATTATAATAGCTTGCTTGAATATAGTATTTGTATTCCGGTTCTTGGATCGTGTGACCCACCAGACCCGCCAGATCCACCCGTATTATGCTCTACTGAACCAATAAGATATGTAAGACTAATGTTTAGCGCTTTTGATGGGCCGAGGCCAGGGAATCATGGTTGTAATAGAGCGCTTTTTGAAGTAAAAATTAATGATATAATAGTCGGTACTGGAAATTTAAATAATGCTGGAGGATCATGTGATCCAGGACAACCAAATTATGCAGATTTTCCAAACATGATTACCCATAGTTCTTTAGATAGGGCTAATATTTTTACTATAGATAGTCCAGGAATATCTATAAAACAATTAGATGTAACAACAAGTGGTTATGAAATTGAATTAATAGGTTTACAAAATCTATCAAATTATGATACTTACACAGGCTGCAGTGTTAATAGTATACATCAAGGAATAGGATGGGTAGAATTATTAGACCAAAATCAAAATTTATTATTTAGTGCTGGTATTCCAAATGATCAGGTAGTATTTATTGTTGATAGTTCAGATAGTATTGAGTGCGGAACGCCAACGCCAACTCCGACTGAAAGTCTAACACCAACCCCTACACAAACTTTAACTCCAACTCCTACAGTAACACAAGACGATACTATTATAGTATCTTCAATTAATATTACCTCAGAATGTTTTACAACAGGAGAGAGGCAATTTGATATAATATTTTCACATAATCCAACATGCAGTGATAGTTTTGAATATCAGACAAATGGAGCTTTTACTGAATGGACAGATGTATTTTCTGCAGTTAAAACTAATTGCAATGGAGTAAGTAAAATTATATCAATACCATCTGATGCAACATCTGTTTGTTTCAGATTCTATGCAACAAAATATAATTATTCAAATACAATATGCGTATTAATAACTCCATGTGATCCACCAGAACCTCCAGAACCTCCGGTTATATGCTCTACTGCCGATATAAGAAAAGTTAGAGTAATGTATAGTGATACGGACGGCCCTAATCCAGGAGGCCATTATTGTGGTAGAGGTAATTTTGAATTATATATAAATGACAATAGCGTTGGTTTAGTAAATCTTAATAACGACAATGGGTCCTGTGATGATGGTGTGCCAAACTTTACAGATTTTCCAAGCATGACAACGCATGGACCAAATGATAGAGCTACACAATTTACTATTGCAGAAAATGTACTCAAACCTATAAGTTTGGATATGAGTAGTCAACATATTGGACAAAGTGGATATGTGGTTAGTTTAGAATGTAGACCAAATTGTGGAGACGAATGTGGTCGATGGGTCTGGATTGGCCCTGGATCTCAACCCTGTGTTAAATGGACAAATGGAACAATTGTAGATGGAAGTCCAGTGGATTGTGAATGGTTAAGTCAGGTTTGTCTTGATCCGTCTTTTTATAATGAAGAAGAATGTAGTCTTGTGGTAGATGGTAGTTATTGTTGGATTTCATATAATTGTTGTGCAGCATCTCATGCAGTTGCTCCGTATAATACTGGTTATGTTCCTATTGGGTGTCATATTGGAATAGCATGGTTAGAATTTTTGAACGCTAATAATGATATCATATTTAGTGCTGGTATACCAAATGATCAAAATGTATATTTAATAGTAAATCCGAATGATACTAATTGTGTTGAACCATTATCTATTTCATCAATACCGTTTGAAGCTGAGCAAAATAGTATTAAAAATAGTAATATAGATATACCTTCTATAAAAAATAATTTTAAAATAAATAGTAATACAAATTTTATTACAATTGAAAAAATAATACCAGATGCACAAAATAATGATAAAATTCAATCAGATTGTTCATTATGTCAAGAAAAGTCTACGCCAACAGCAACAAGAACACCTCGACCAACAACGTCTCCAACAAAAACGCCAACCAAGACTGCTACTCCTACGCGAACACGTACTCACACCCCAACACCAACTCGCACAACTGTAATTCCTCCAAATAACGAGACGCTAACGCCAACACCAACAAACACGCTAACTCCTACACGAACAACCAATGCAACGTTAACTCCAACACCCACAATCACGATAAGTCCAACACGAACAATTAATGGAACAGTAACACCTACACCCACAGAAACGCTAACACCTACTCCGACAAGAACAAGTAATAATATTCAAACGCCAACACCTACAGAAACGCTAACTCCTACTCCGACACGAACAAGTAATAATACTCAAACACCCACGCCCACAGAAACGCTAACGCCTACTCCGACAAAAACGAGTAATAATACGCCCACGCCCACAGAAACGCTAACACCTACTCCGACACGAACAAGTAATAATACTCAAACACCCACGCCCACAGAAACGCTAACGCCAACTCCCACAGAAACGCTAACGCCAACTCCCACAGAAACGCTAACGCCTACGCCAACAGAAACGTTAACATCAACTCCTACAGAAACGCTAACGCCAACGCCTACTCAAACACTCATATCGGACGATGATATAACATCGGCAAATTATAATAGCGATGCTGATTGGGATGGTGTGGATGGTAATGTTACAACAGTTAGTACTAATGGCAGATCTAGTCACTATGGAACATATGATCAAACCGGAAATGTATGGGAATGGAATAGTTATAATAGCCTTAACGATCCAACAGACCCAAATATTGATCTTTCAATGGCTAAATTGGCTGGCGGAGGATGGATGACGGGCCAGGGTAATGAACAAGATACTCTCTTAGGTCTTCAAGCAGGAACAGTTTGGAACATTAGTGCAAATACTATACAAGACGATTTTGGGTTTAGAATATGTGCTAGTACGGGTAGTCCAGAGAATTCTACATTAGTTACTGTAGGAGATATTGGGAATAGTGCAGATATTAATGGATTGGGTTCAGTTAATTATGAATATAAAATAGGAAAATATACAATAACAAATTGTGACTATATAAGATTTTTAAATGCTATTGCCAGATTTAAAGATCCGTATAATTTATACCATATCGCTATGGGAGAGGATCGTTGTGGAATAATTAAAAATATTGTTAATGAAACTACTCAACAATGCGAATATAAATTAAAAAGAGTTTATCAAGATAAACCAGTAGTTATTGTAAATTGGTTTATGGCTGCAAGATATTGTAATTGGTTACATAATAATGCAATTGGTCTTCCAGTTTATGACAATGATGGTAATTTAGATCTAGCCGACGTTACAGAAAATGGTGCTTATGCTCTGAGTGGGACGCAGATTTTAGTTAAAGAAAAAAATTCAGATGCTCAATTTTGGATACCCACACAGAACGAGTGGTATAAAGCTGCTTATTATAAGGGTGGCGGTACCAATGCAGGATATTGGAAATACGCTACTCGAACAAATTTATTACCAAATACAGTAAGTGCAGATTCTTATGGTAATGGACCGATAGGTAGCACTATAGATTTTGGCACTAGTTGTTCTATGTTTTGGGTGCCCGAAATACAGAATATGGCCATAGCACCAACAACCAATAAAGTATATAGTAATATTACTAATAGTTTTTCTATAGTTAATAATACAATACCTGATCCTCAAAATAATAGTAAAATCAAGTCGGACTGCTCAATATGTCAAGAAAAATCTACGCCCACAGCAACAGCGTCTCCAACAAAAACAGCAACTCCGTCAACAACAGCAAATGTAATTCCAATGGCCACATCTGCACAAACCTCTACACCAACACACATATTTACTCAAACTCCTACGGCAACAAGTTATATAACACCAACACCCACAGAGACTTTAACACCAACACCAACGTCAATAGAGTCCGAAACACCAACACCCACACCAACTCCAACAGAATACGAAACACCAACGCCTACTCCTACGGAAAGTTTAACACCAACGCCAACAAGCGTAGATACGCTGACCCCAACTCCTACGAAGAGTCTAATAGCAACGCCAACGCCAACTAAGAATAACACACCCTCATCACAACCTCTTTTTGACAAGTCTTCTTGGTTATCAGTACCACAACCATATCGTAGTTATTTAAATCAAGCAGCAGATAGGTGGTCAAAATATATAAAATATAACTCAATAATATATGAAACTATAAAAAATGCATATTCTAAACTAAATAAGGTGTGGAACGGACTAGCCTTAGATTTAACTAAATTTAATCTTATTAATGAGCCAATGTCTCTCACTATAGCTTCATGTGGACCTTCTGATATAGGTGATTTAGATGATGAAGATGGCAACTTATGTAATTCTATAACGTTTCAATTAGTTATTAATGAATATTTTAATAATCAGTATAGTGAAAAAGATTGGGTAGAAATATTAACTCATGAATTTGGTCATGCTCTTGGAATCGGAGCATTTTGGAATCCACAAGCTATACCAGAAACCGACGGCACGCCTCCTATTGATAACTTATTAGATGGAACCGTATACTCTAACGCTAAAAACGCATATAATTCTATAACATCTTTAACAAGAACAAAAATACCATTAAGTTCTGATGATGGTCATTGGCCTGAAGAGTATAGGTCTCAATCAGGTAATGAGCAATCATATTATGGGTTCTCAAACGAATTAATGGTGCCATCATTTACCTCTGGAAAAATTTCAATATTATCTCTTTTAAGTATTAAAACTTTAGTTGATTTTGGTTATGAGGAAGTATCGCCAGGAAGTAGTGAAGGTATACCAGATCTTATAACATCTATATCTCCATTTTCTGTTGTAAACAATATCAAAATAATTAAAAGAAATTGTCGTTGTGAGCATAAACCAATAGTTACAAAATTAATAAAACAAAAAATTAATTCTATAATAAAAAATAGAGATATTAAAAATAATACAAATATGTTGTCTTCAATTAAAGAAAATTTAAAAATTAAATCAGATTGTTCGAAGTGTGTCGAAGAACAGACACCTTCTCCAACAAAAACACAAAAAGCAACAGCAACCCCAACCAAAACATCAATACTAACAAGAACACCAACAAATACTGCTACTTTTACTCGCACTCCAACGCCAACTTGCACATTTATAATTCCCCAAAATAATGAGACACTAACGCCAACGCCTACGGAAAGTTTAACACCTACTGTGACAAAAGCGAGCAATAACAATCAAACACCAACACCAACAACTACTCCTACAAAAGCGAGCAACAACAATCAAACACCAACTCCTACGGAAACGTTAACACCAACACCCACAGAAACGTTAACGCCGACAAGTGGTGATACTCCAACACCAACAGAAGTGCTAACACGAACACCAACACCAACAGTGAGTCCAACAAAAAGTAAAAATCAAACGTTTATTCCTGATGCGCCAACGATCATCTCTGGTACTGCTGGAAATGCTGAAGTAACTCTATTATGGTCAGCCCCAGCATCTAACGGAGGAACACCAATAATAGATTATATTATCCAATATAGTTCTGATTCAGGATTATCGTGGACAACATTTAATGATGGAATATCTATTTCCACCTCTGCTACCATTACAGGACTAACAAATGGCACAGACTACGTATTCCGTGTTGCTGCGATCAATAATCTGGGGATGGGGGCTTATTCTGGGAATTCTAGCATATTTACACCAATGCTAAGTAATACTCCAACGCCAACGGAAAGTTTAACTCCAACACCCACGGAAACACTAACACCAACGCCCACAGAAACGCTAACGACTACGCCAACAGAAAGTTTAACGCCAACACCAACACTTACTGAGGGTTTAACGCAAACTCCCACTCCTACGGAAACGCTAACGCCAACACCAACACTTACTGAGGGTTTAACGCAAACTCCAACTCCTACGGAAACGCTAACGCCAACACCAACAGAAAGTTTAACGCCAACACCAACAGAGACGCTAACGCCAACACCTACAGAGACGCTAACTCCAACTCCCACAGAGACGCTAACTCCAACTCCCACAGAGACGCTAACTCCAACTCCCACAGAGACGCTAACTCCAACTCCCACAGAGACGCTAACGCCAACGCCCACTCCTACGGAAACGCTAACTCCAACTCCCACAGAGACGCTAACGCCAACGCCCACTCCTACGGAAACGCTAACTCCAACACCCACGGAAACACTAACACCAACGCCCACAGAAACGCTAACGACTACACCAACAGAAAGTTTAACACCAACACCCACAGAAACGCTAACGCCTACTCCTACTGAAAGTTTAACACCAACACTAACACTAACACTAACACCAACAGCAACAGCCAATTGTCCTATAGTTGATGCTTCTACAATGTGGGAATACCAAGCAAGTTGTTTATGCGAAGATCCATATACTAGTCAACAGTGCTATTCTCCATTTGGAAGCCCTATGGCTAAAACATATCTTGTAAATATTCCTAGTAATCCTTATTTCTTTCCCGATCAACCTCCAGCTCCACCACTAGCATCAGGATTATTGTGTAATAATCCACGAACACAATTTAGAATATCTAATAAAATTAAAATTACCATACCAAACGATCCAATATTTTCAGGCATATATGTTTGGGATAGAGAACCAGCTATTGGAGGAAGTCAGACAGCAGACTGGATATTAAATCTTAATGAAAGTCAGTTATCTAATTCTATTAATTGTGTTCCTGATCTTGGATTGCCATCTAATTTAATAGGATTTGCCGAAGCCAGCAATCCATCACGCTCTAATCCAGCCTCTTTTGAAGAAACTTATACTATATATGCTCTTGAACCAGAAAAAGTGTATGCATTTCCGGCTAAATATTATATGTATTTAACAGCAGCCGCAGCAAGCACTGAGTCTATGGGACATAGATTATCTGTTGGATTTACCTTACCAATAAGATATAGACATGCGTATGGAGATTGGATTGTTGTTGATAGATTAATAGCGAATGGTAAAAAAACACCACATAAATTAAACGGTTCTCCAAATTATGCAATTCTTAACGAAGGTCCAGACCCAGGAGACAATACAATAAGTTATAAATTTATTGATTCTATTAGTAATCAACCCATATGTTCAAGCGGACTTAATGAACTAGGATTTTCATTTAAAACTTCTGGTCCGGGATTAGGGTTTGAGTGTAGTGATTTTGGTTTACCATATCCTTATTTTGGAGAGCAGGAACTGTCTTGGTTTGAACCAAAAATAGGAGTTCAATCATTAGTAGAATTTGTTTATGATTGTCGTCCAACAATAAATTGTAATATAGCAGCTGGGGCAACATTGGATACGATCACAGGAGCAACTCTGATAGACCCAAATTCTTGCCTTGGATTAACAATTAATGTTGATCATAATTGTGTCAATCCTGCAGCACAAATGAGACTTTATATACTTAATTTTGCAGACAATCTCTCTATAAATTTTAAAAATGCTAATAATTTAGCTAATACATATCGTAAACAAACATATGCAAATACTGCTTTGGAGTTGCCAATAAGTGTTGGGTCAAATACCGCATCTTTGGTTGATATAAAGTATTATATAAATAATTATTTAGCTGTATATGAATATTATTCTAATGCTTATAGATACAAATGTATTGATTTATATGTTGTTAATGATCCATTTGTAAATTATATACCAGAAGAAGGTCCTCCTCCTTGTGTAGTAATAATACCCTCTGATGATTGTTAAATTATTTTATGTTTAATTTTTATACAAGATCATCACAATGGAATAATGTTAGAAAAGAACATTTAAAAGAAAACAATACCTGTTCTGGATGCGGTAAAAAAGATAAATTGGAAGTTCACCATATTGAACCATATCATGTTAATCCAGATAGAGAACTCGACCCATCAAATCTCCTAACTCTCTGTAAAAATTGCCATTTTACTATTGGTCATTTAATGGATTGGAGCAGTTGGAACATTGACGTTATTAGTGACTCAAGGGTGTATTTAAATAAGGTGAAAAATAGACCTTATCAAATAAAGGTGCAAAGCAATGAAAACGTTAATATATTTACTCGTTGCTTGCGTTGGATATTCGATAGCAACAGGGGGTACTAGAGATCCCAATATTAATGATGAAAATTATATAGACTATGGTTCTAAATTTGGATGTGTTGTTGCTATATGTGGAAAAGAAGATGATGAT